AAACGCTGCATTCTTAGTAAGAGCAGATGTTGATTTAAATCAACTAGAAGGTAATACACAAATTCCAGGCGCAAATCCAACAAACGGCGCTTGGTGGGTAGACACTCAGGCAACATCGTTTGGTATCCAAGAGTGGAACGGTGCCGCAGTTAGCACTACAGGCGGACAAAAATTCGCAGCAAAAACTCCATTGGTATTAACAGATGCAGATACAGCAAAATTAACCGCAGTTGGCGGATCTCCAAGAGACTCGGTTGGTTCTATTGGCGACTACGCTGTGGTATTTGAAACTGTAGACGGTAGTGGCTCGTTTACTGCTGGCGCAGAAACAGCAAGAGTTTATTACAAATCTGCAGGCAACACACAAGCAGGTGTACAACCAGGTCAGTGGGTATTAGTTGGTAGCCAAGACTGGGCAGCAAGCCACCCTACAGTAGTTGGCGGAACAATTTCTGTATCAACTTTAACTGCTGGTAACTTTACTATTAATGGTACACCCGTTACAATCAGCTCCGGCCATACACTAACAAACCTTGTAACCACTATTAACGGTCTAGGTATTGTAGGTGTAACTGCTAAACAACTAAACAGCAAACTTTATCTATATTCTAGTGGTGCAACTGAAAGCGATGGTGACTCAACATTAGCTAATGCTATCACCATTGGTGCAGGTTCAGCAAACTTGACAGAACTTGGACTTGTAGCAAAGAGCTATTATGGTCCAGCACTTCAAATGACTCCTCATACTTCTGTTCCAGAATGGAAGAGCACAGATACTGCTGCAAGACCGACTGGATCTGTATGGATCAAAACTACAGAGCCAAATGCAGGCGCACGTTGGAGAGTTAAGAAGTGGAACAGCGATACTGAAACTTGGGTATCCTACGAAGCTCCTATCTACGCAACAACAGACGCAGCATTGTATTATCTAGATCGTAGCGGTGGTGGTGCAAACCTTCCTGTTGACACACTAGTTGTTCAGTCTAACAGTGATGAAAACAGCAACTACGATACAACTCCAGCAACCGCAACATTCAGAATGTGGCGCAGAGCTGCTACAGGCAATACTGTTATTACATCGGCAGCAATTACTACTGGTACAGTGCCAGCAGGTGCAAAGATCTTTACTATTGCTGAATCACTAAAAGGCCAACTAGGTCTTGACACAGCTAAGATAATCAGCTTTACAGCACTAGGTACATCAGCTGATGCAAACACAATTGCTGGTAAGATTAACGCAGCAGGATTTACAAACATTGAAGCAGCAGTTACCGCTAGCAACGAAGTTCAAATCTTCCACAAGACAGGTGGAGACTTTAGACTAGTTGACGGAACAGGTAATCCAGTTTCCGCAATGTTTACTCCGTTTAACCTTGATACACAAGCTGGTACTGATAATTTCTACAGCTTACCTTCAACAACTCCAAATGGTTACCTAGCATCAAACTTCCAACCATTTGCAGCATCTGGTTTTGCAGCATCCGGCGATGCTCCTACAAATGAGCCAGCTGATGGTCAACTATGGTTTACTCCTGATTATAGCGATGTAGACGTTATGATCCACAACGGTACAACTTGGGTAGGATATCAAAACTACAACGGTGCTTACGCTAACACAGATCCAAATGGTCCACAAGTAACTGCAACTGCTCCAACACTACAAAGTGATGGATCAGTACTAGTTGATGGCGACCTATGGATCAGCACAGCTGACTTAGAAAACTTCCCAACAATCTATCGTTGGAACGGTACACTATTAGAGTGGACACAGTTAGACAAGACAGATCAAGTTACAGAAGAAGGTGTACTATTTGCTGATGCTCGTTGGGGCAACGCAGGTAGTGTAAAACCAACTACATTAACAGCAATCAAAGATTTGTTAGACAGCGATTACCTAGATCCAGATGCTCCAGATCCAGCACTATATCCAAAGGGTATGTTGTTATGGAACTTACGCCGTTCTGGTGGTAACGTTAAGAAATATCGTAACAGCTACATCGATACAGCAGCCGACAACGAAAGACTAGGCGGTGTAAGTATGAGCAGCTATGCTACTGATCGTTGGACTACTGCAAGTGCAAACAACGAAGACGGTTCAGGCAGCTTTGGTCGCAAGGCACAACGCAAAGTTGTTGTTTCAGCAATGAAGTCAGTAATTGACACAAGTTCTGAAATCCGCGACGAAGAGCGCAGAAACTTTAACTTGATTGCTGCTCCAGGATATCCTGAGCTAATGAGCAACTTAGTTAACCTAAACATTGATCGTGGTTTAACAGCATTCGTAGTTGGTGATACACCATTACGCTTGCCAAGCGATGCAACAAGCCTAACAACTTGGGGTACTAACGCTAACCTAGTAACAGACAACGGTGATGACGGTATTGTTACCTATGACGAGTATATGGCAGTGTTTTATCCAAACGGATTTACCACAGACCTTGGCGGTACAAACGCAGTGGTTCCAGCTAGCCATATGATGCTTAAGACAATCGCATTAAGCGACAACGTAAGTTATCCTTGGTTTGCTCCAGCAGGTACAAGACGTGGTGGAATTACTAATGCTACATCAGTAGGTTATATTGATGCACTCAGCGGTGAATTCCAAACTGTTGCACTAAACAATGGTCAAAGAGACACATTGTATGATTTAAAAATTAACCCAATTACGTTCTTCAATGGTATTGGTCACGTAAACTACGGACAAAAGACTCGTGCAAGAAACGCTTCTGCACTAGATCGTATTAACGTAGCACGTTTGGTAGTATATCTACGTAGCCAGTTGAACAAACTAGCTCGTCCATATGTGTTTGAACCAAATGACAAGATCACCAGAGACGAAATCAAGCAGGCAGTTGAGAGCTTGTTACTTGAATTAGTTGGTCTAAGAGCACTTTACGACTTTGCAGTTGTCTGTGATGAAACAAACAACACAGCCAGCAGAATTGATCGTAATGAGCTATGGGTAGATATCGCAATTGAACCTGTGAAAGCTATTGAATTCATTTACATTCCATTGCGTGTCAAGAACACAGGAGAGATTTAAAAATGCCTATTACATCGCTTAATAATTTAACAGTTCCAACTAATGGCGCAGCAGCAACTCAAGTGTTGCTGATGCCTAAGTTGAAATATCGCTTTAGGGTGACTCTCCTAGGGTTTGGTGTAGCTGCCGCTACAGAACTAACAAAACAAGTTTCCGACGTTACTCGTCCTAAGGTAAACTTTGAAGAAATGACACTAGATGTCTATAACTCAAAAGTATACCTAGCTGGTAAACCAAACTTTGAAACTGTAACATTGACACTACGTGACGATGCCAGTGGCGAAGTACAGAAACTAGTTGGTCAGCAAATCCAGAAGCAATTCGACTTCTTAGAGCAAGCATCCGCTCGTTCTGGTATCGACTACAAGTTTACTATGAGAACCGAAGTACTAGACGGCGGCAACGCTAACCTAGCACCAAGAGTTCTTGAAACAATCAATATGTATGGTTGCTTTATCCAGAACGCAGACTACGGTGACCTAAACTACGGTACTAACGAACCAGCTACTGTTGCTTTAACCATTCGTTTCGATAATATGGAACAATGGGGTGCAGAAAAATCTGCTCCAAGTATCGAGGGCGGTATCGGTGCTCAAGTTGGTCGTCAGATTGCTTCTCAAGCAATTACTGGTGCTTTAGGCCAGCAAGGTTAATTAAATTAACTTCAAAAGGACCCGAGTTTAACTCGGGTTTTTTTGTGGCATAAATATTAGTATGGCTAATTATTTCACAAGATTTCTCAACGGTGTTGGCACAGGGTTAACTACTCCTAAAGGGTTAGTATCCAACTGGCAACACGCTACACGACTGTTTATAGACGACACGTTTAGACTGTCACCACGAACTAAGTTTTTATTCTATGTTAGATTTGAACTAGATAAAACAGCAATGAAATCTCCTGCCTTTACAGCTAGACACGGCGACGAAGTTGGCCTGCTAGTAAAAAGTGCAGATCTTCCAAAATATAATTTTGACACAGTTACAAAAAATCAATACAACAGAAAAAAGATAGTCTATAAAAATCTTAACTACGAACCAGTTAATATTTCAATGCACGACGACAACGCCGGAATAGTAAATGCTCTGTGGGCAATTTACTATGGATATTATATTGCTGACAGGCACAACCCAACAGCAGCCTACGGCGCTAATCATTTAAGAAGTAAGGATGCTGCTAACTATAGATACGGTATGGATAACAACATTACTGTGCCTTTGTTTAAATCTATCAGCATCTACACAATGAGTCGTAGAAGATTTTTAGGTTACACTTTAGTCAACCCAAGAATTAAAAGTTGGAACCACGGATCTGTAGCCTATGCAGAAAGTGACTTCTTAGAAAGTCAAATGACTATCGAATATGAAGCTGTAAAATATTCTGCAGGATCAGTATTTCAAAACACTCCTAAGGGATTTGCCACACTACACTATGACACAGTGCCTAGCCCGTTAAGTGTAGCAGGCGGTGGCGTAGCAAACCTTACCGGCGAAGGTGGTGTGCTTGACGGTCTAGAAAGTGTGTTTGGAGATCTAGCCAACGGTTCGACATTTGATAGCTTTGGCGGATTC